CTCTTCGATCCGGCGGCGCTTATTGAACAAGGTAACCCCTTGGATAAGGTGGATCGACAAAGTGTCGTCAATGTCACTAATAGACTAAACGATATACTTTCTGATATGGATCTTGATGCGTATCCAACTTTGAAGAAAAGGTTTGCGCAGCTGCCTATATCATACGTCGAGGTCGCAGACTTCGCACTAGCTGATAGCACCGACTTGGATAAAGTTTATGCTGCCATGCGAGACTTTGATCCAACTGGCGGCACTGCCACTGGAACCGCTGGTGCTGCTACTGGAACCGCTGGTGCTGCTGTGAGTAATTCTGCGAATGAGTCTGGGTCAGGCGGAACTGGTGGCACTAGTGTTGGTCAAACGGGAGTAGGTGGTACTGGAAGCGATGCTGTAGTGAGTGCAGCAGCATCTGGTATCGGCGCTGGCATACCAGGGACAACATCAGTAATAGATGCTAATGGAAACACACTTGACGTGACACGAGATGTGAACGATAATATAACATCTGTTGTGACGAGTGACCCGTCTGGTAATGCAATATCGTCTACAGAAGTAACTACAGATATTGATGGTAACGTGAAATCAGTAACTAAAGATTCTGAAGGTAATACCACCTCAACATCAACTCGTGATACGGCTAGTGATGGCACCGTATCCACAAAAACAACATCGTCCACAGGCACCACGTCGACCAGTAAAACCGATGCGACTGGCACGAAAACTACAGTAACTGATTCGTCGGGTACCACAACGACTACGAATACGGACACTGCTGGTAATACGACGACTACCACTACCGATGCATTAGGTGGAACGACGACGACTACGCAGCAAACAGGAACGACTGGATCGGCAACACGGGAAAATGATGTCCTTGATGTATTAGCTGCGTTAGCTGTTCCTGTAGCTATAATAGCATTTCTATCAAACTTCGATTTCCACCTAGACAATAACATTGGTGGATCTATAGCAGGTGGTCTGTGTGGACAGTTCGGAAACATATTCGATAAATTGTTTGGACTCTTTGATCTAATCAAATCTGGTAAAGATAAGATATCGGATATTGGTAACGATAATGAGAAAGACCCTGTAAAGAAACTTAAGTCTATAGGGTTTAGTCTAATCATTAAAGAGATGTATGCTAATATTGTCAAGATCATTAAAAAGCTTGTTAAGGAAATAAAGAAACGAGTTAAAGCTATGGTGGACTTCTCGGTGTCTATAGCAAGTAATATATACAATAAGATAAAAAAGATGGCAGAGAGTATACTAAACTTCTTCTCTGACATAAACATAGGTAAGTTTTTCCTAAGAATAGAGTCGTTTGTCGCCTCCACTGCATCACAGTTCGAAAGAATCACGGCAGAGGTCTTAGGTTTGTTGATGTTTCGTTTCTGTCAGTTCTCGGATACACTACAAACAGTTCTTATGGGGCCAGCAACAGCACTAACAACTCTAGCTACCGCTGTTGCGACCGAGACTAGTATTGCTCAGAATACATCACTAAGACAGACAAGAGAGGCAGTGAGTGCCGGTGGAATACGAATAACGGCAGTCGATCGAGAGAAGGCAAAGGCTGAAGCGATTGCTACCAATAATGCACCACGTGCTGGTAGAGTCACCACAAAAACTGATGCTGTATTTGATCCTCAAGTTGATTGGCAGACACCACGTGGAGCCACTTTAGCTGAAAATGCTGCGATTAGCACACTGACCGAAGATGGTATAACCAACAAGTTTTCATTCTCGGCGAGTCTTAAGAGCGATGTTGGAAATTGGCAGAAAGTACAATCAGATGTGTGGGTTCGACTATTGAGAATCAGTGAACAGACGGGCAAACAGTACGTTGTTAACTCTGGATTTCGAGACAAAGCGCATAACATCGCAGTTGGTGGATCTTCGGACTCGATCCATATGAGTGGCTATGCGATCGATGTTATCGTATCGTCTGCGGACAGAGAGGACTTCTTCCTAGCAGCAGAACGAGCGGGATTCACTGGTATTGGTATATACAACACATTCATTCACCTTGATTGTGGTGCGAGAAGGATGTGGGTAGCAGGACATGGATCTGAGAGTGGCTCTAGCTATGCGCTGACAGGTTCCACTAAGAATAAGTGGGTTAATGCTATACCAAAGCACAATAGAGACGAATATAGAAAGAACTCTGGTATACCAGTTGAACAGTTGGCTAGGCAGAACTCTCTTGAGACTAAGCGAGCTATTGCAGCAGAAGCTGCTACTCAACACACAAAACGCCGTGGCTAACGCATAAATACAAGAAAAGGAAATACAATGGCAGGTCTAACACCAAGAACACGAGCACGAGAATTGTATTCCGATTTCTCTAAGAATCTGGATCAAGTACCCGGACGCAATGATCTATCTAGGAAGATCAACGAGAATGCGGTGAAAGAGTCTATTAAGAACATCGTCCTCACGAATAAGGGCGAGAGGCTGTTTCAACCAAGCATAGGGTGTAATATTTCGGCATCATTATTCGAAAATCTGGATGCTAATACGATTCTTATTCTAAAGGATAACATTAAAACTGCTATCCGTACGTATGAACCACGTTGCGATCTAAAAGACGTAGAGATTATAGCAGACTTAGACACTAATAATTTGCAAGCGACTGTTCTGTTTAGCGTACTAAATACAAGTACGACCTCATCTATAACACTCGATCTTGTCAGGGAAAGATAAATGGCTAATATATCACCAGTAACAGACTTAGACTTCTTTGCCACTAAAGAAGCCCTTAAGACGTTCCTAAAGAACCAAGACAGGTTCAAGGATTACGACTACGAGGGGTCGAACATGAATGTCCTATTGGACGTTCTATCATACAACACATTCTATAATAACTACTATTATAACATGGCAGTGTCTGAGATGTTTCTTGATAGTGCCTCACAGCGTAATAGTGTCATTAGTCACGCCAAAGAGCTTAACTATATGCCACGGAGCAGACGGTCATCCGCCGTCACGTGTGATATTACCTTCACTGCGGCTGCTGATTATGGGTCTAACTTCATAGCCATACCTGCTAACTCATCGTTTACTGGACATTGTGGCAATAAGACCTACATCTTTTTAAACGAGAAGGCATACGTTGCTGCACGAAGCTCAACATCACCAACGTCCTTTGTAGCAAGCTCGGTTGAGTTGTTTGAAGGTCGATACATAACCGAAGTGTTATCCGTTGCTGATACCACCATATCCAACTCTTGGATAGACACCCGTAGTATCACCATGACTGTTAATGGCGTTGCATTCACTTATAAGAGTGAGATATTTGGTGTGGGATCGGTCGATAAAGTATTCTATCTCCAACCCGAGAATGATGGTCGATACAGCGTACAATTTGGTCAAAATCGATTCGGATTTCAGCCTACGATCACAGATTCGATCTCGGTGTCGTATAGACTGTGTACAGGCCCGGAAGCGAATGGCGTTAATAGTCTGTCACTGCCATCATCATTCGGTGGAGCAAGTTCTAACATAATCGCAGTATCTGGTCAGTCTGCCGGTGGATTCTATGGCGAGGGCATTGAGTCTATTCGTACGTTTGCACCGAAGGCGCTTCAAGTACAAGAGCGAGCTATCACTAAGCGTGACTACGAGACTCTGTTACGAGCAAGATTTCCGAACATCCAAGCAATCTCTGTGTACGGCGGTGATGAAGTTGATCCTCCTAAGTACGGCAAGGTCATCATCTCCATCGATGTTGCTGGTGGCCAAGGCGCTGCCGAATATGAGGTAGCTAACTTTAAAAACTACCTAAAAGACAAGACTCCTTTGACGATTGATCCGATCTTCGTTGCAGCTAAGTTCTTGTTTGTCGACACAGTAATCAATGTCAAGTATGATGCTAACCTTACTTCTAAGTCAGCAGCGCAGATCAAAAACGAAGTGTATTCTGCCGTTCTCACCTATCAGACTACATACTTAAACGATTTCAATAAGACACTCCGCCAATCTCGATTAGCGGCAACCCTTGATTCGGTAGATGGATCTATCATAAGTACTGATATCGTTGCTAAACCAATTATCGAATATATTCCTGTACTTAACATAGCAAGTAGTCCGTCGTTCTCATTTGAGGATGCACTTGTTAAGCCATATGCATTTGATGCTATCACTGGTTTCGATTCATTCAATCCAGCTGTAAGTACAACCAAGTTCACTTATGATGGCGCACTCGTTACCATGCAAGACGATGGGTTGGGCAGCTTCATGCTCGTCACGGCAGGAACGGATGTAGCACGAGTGTTTAAGTACGGCGTTGGTACGGTAAACTATACGACTGGTGCTATCAAGCTATCGAACATCACCGTTGATGACTTCGAAGGCGCAGCAATCAAGTTCACAGCTTCTACTGTAAACAAAGACGTTAAGACTCCAAAGGATAGAATAATATCTATTCGTGGCGAAGACATTACAATCAACGTAACACCATTGGCGACATAAAATGAGTTTAGTAGTCCGAGATAGTATACACTCAGGAATCGACCAACAGTTCCCATCTGTCTACAGAGAAGATGGCGAGTTCATGGTCGAGTTTACAAAGGCATATTACAAGTTTGTCGACGAGCGCATGGATCGAAATATACCTAAGTTGCGGGACATCGACACTACGCTTTCATCCTTTCTAATATTCTTTAAGAAGAAGTATCTAGCAGATCTACCACTTGATACCGTGATTGATACACGCTTTATCATCAAGCACGTATCGGACTTGTATCGAAGAAAGGGTACTCAGGAATCACTTGAACTTCTCTTCCAATTGTTCTATAATGAGCAGATTGAAGTGTTCTATCCTAGCTCGAACATACTGCGTCCTTCGGATTCTGTTTGGGGTGGCGACATATTTCTCGAGATGCGACCAGTGTCCGTCGTTGACGACTATCCCATTCAAAAGGGTGATCGAATTTCTGGTGATATATCATCTGCTGTAGCATTCGTGGATCAGGTCAACTTCGTAAACTTCTCGGGATCTCTTATTCCGCTAGTGTACGTGTCTAGCACAGTAGGTAAGTTCTCTTCGGATGACGGTTTGACTGTAGTTCGATCAGGAGTGACGATTATAGTAGGAAAGCTGATATCAGGATCGATTAGTGATGTCACGGTTAGTCCAGAGTTTCGAGTGTCTGGTCAAGTATCTGGCGATAGACTTAAGCTTCTATCTACCAAGTTTGGCGTTGATGCTACAGGATATGTACTATCGATATCTGATGCGCCGACTGGACAGATCACATTCAACATCGAAGACGGTGGATTTGGGTATGTTAACCCACTGTCTGCTTATGCATCAAACAGCATAGGCATCAGTAATCAAGTATTAGTTGTTGACCCAACGAGTGTGGTTAGTATTAAGGCAGGCGACATAATCTCCTGCGATGAGGCTGAAGTAGTATCAGCAAGTGGAAGTGTGTATGCATCGACACCGAGTCCAATCAATGGGACCGGGGTCGTAGTAGCTTTTGTTAAGCACCTGCTATACATTAGAACAACAGATGATGTTACCCGAGCGTCTAGATTAAACGAGACTGTATCATCGGGAACCTATATCGGACAGTATGTGATACCAGTTGAGCTGTTAAGGACCATCGCTGGTGATGCTACGGATAATCATGGTTGGGGTATCATACTAACTACAATTTCGAACAATGGATTTGCTAACGGCGATATAACCAATAGCGGTGGATTAACTGCTCAAGATGCGACTGAGTTAGAGTCTTATATAAACGGGAGTCAGACTGATGTGAACTACATAAATCACATCGAGACACAACTTCTTCCCTCGTTGGGCATCTATAAGCAGTTCACGTCATTCCCTGTCGCACCCGAAACGTCTGGCGGCGATGCAATTACCGATTCTACCACAACTATTAAAATTAACGACCTCGCCTCGGACACAATCACTGCCATTGCGGACTATAACGATACTGCAAATTTCGAAATTGCTGGTATCACAGAGATCGAGGATGTTACGCTAATTACAGATCAGATCGGTGACTATAGCAATATAGCACTCGATTCTACCGACTATGGTATGTCTGGTGCCGGGTCCGAAATAATAACTACCACGATAAATGATGCGTTCACTCCATTGTCCATACAGTTAGGTGCAATAGCATCACTTAAGATAACATCATCTGGCACGAACTATCAGAATAATGTGTTTATCGATGCGCTCCATGCCAACGTCTCCAAGTTCGATAAGAAAGATCTTATAATCAACTTCACCAATCCAAACTTCTTAATGCAAGTCGGCGACATTATCACCCAGGAAAGGGAGATCGAGAACTTGGTATTGGGTGACGGATCAATGATCGATTATACGGTTAAGGCTAGATTTCTTAAGCGAGTTGACAACGATTATTACTTTAGACAGATAAGCTTCTACGACTTTGATGAGGACATATCGATATTAATTGTAAACAACCCATATAACATAGCCAGTATTAGATATGACGTAGACTCACTGCCAATGGGCGCAAACGCATCGATAAGTGGTACTGCTAGCTATGAGATCGGTCAGATCGAGACCATAGCAACCATCAACAGTGGCTATAGATACACAGACGGCGAAGTCGTATCAATCGTTAACATCGAGCCAAACAGTGCGTACTACAATCAGGTGGTGGCCAGTGCGACCATACGAACATTTGGTGCTGGTAGTACAGAGGGACGTTGGAAAACCACTACGTCCTTCTTAAGTGAAGCGAGTAAGCGGATTCACGATAACCATTATTATCAAGAATATTCGTATGAGGTGTCATCTATTATTGACCCGGCTAAGTACGAACCGTTGATCAGGGACACCATTGGCGTTGCTGGCACAAAAATCTTCAGTTCACCTTTGATAAATAGTAGTAATAATGTAAGCTCCAAGGTAGACATTGATTTCCAAATTTGGGATGGTGATGTACTCGATACAGAATATACGGCAAGCATAACCGCATCCATGGGGAATTAACGCATGTCTACTATAACACGGATAAACGGATAGACTAATGGCAAAGATTATTACAGAGAACTTTAGAGTTGAAACTGCTAGCGAGTTGTTTAATTCACTTAAGAACGAAAACACTACGTTAAGCGATAATTTTCTAACACTACTTCAGTCATATAACACTGATAATACGCTAGGGCTTTCTTCTGCGAATACGACTGATATTCAAGATTTCGTCGATGCACAGCTAACGAGTCTGAGACCAGAATCGCACTACTACATCATGGCATCAAGTATTGATAAAGCCAATGTGATCTCGAATACTCAGATAGAAAAACGATTGTTTACCAATAGGGTTATCTTTGGAAATAGGATAACAGATAACGATGTTCGCTATATGTTCTATAAAAATAACTGGACATCTGGCATAGTATATGATGACTTTGATGATATGGAAGATGTCACCACATCGAATACGGTTGTAACCGTTCCTGATATTGAAGGCAACTATACAGTTTTTAAGTGTATAGAGAATAATTACGATAGCCCTTCTACGATAACTCCAGTGTTTAGTGGTATCGTATCATCTTCGGACGAGTTTATCGTTACAGCAGACGGCTATGTGTGGAAGTATCTATTTTCCATCACGGCTTCTGATGCCACTATCTATCAAACGTCGGACAGCTTACCTCTTCCTTATCCTGCATATGGAGACGTTGATGTAATTTCTGCTGCAAGAGAGACTGTTTCGCAGATTATAATCGAATCTACGCCTATCAATCAGTTCAGTGCATATCTATTCGGTCCTAATGGTAGCAACACCAATGCGTCCGATGTTACAGTATTCTCTCAAGCTCAGAGTGGTACAACAAAGAACGTTGTTGTTGATATAACGCCAAAGGTTGGCTTTTCCTTATACTCGACAGATGATGCGTACGCTAATATGTATCTAAAGATATCGGAGTCTGGAGAACTGTATAATGTTGTTGCATCTTCGTATGCTTCTGCTACACAGATCAGACTCACGATAACGACTGAGGTTGATATTCCACAGAACACATTATGCCAGTTACTTCCTAAGATTATAGTCAGTGAGAGCACTCTTAGCGGATCTCCTTGTCTAGCTCACGGTATTCTTGATCAGTTCGGGACACTGGTTAGAATTGGTTTCAGATCAAAAGGCACCGAGTATAAGATAGCTAAAGCCCAAGTTGCTTACCCAAAAGGTCTTACTGCAACATCACCTACCGTTCTACGGTGCGTTGTATCGCCAAGAGGTGGACATGGCTCTGAGCCAGTTCACGAGATGGCCATGAGTAGACTTGTGATCATCACAAACTTTTCGGGCGTCGAGGGTATTATACCTGACGCAAACTCGTACACTAAAGTCGGTCTAGTGAAGAATCCAGAATTTAGTGATGCTGTGTTCGTTGACTCATTCGATAACAGAGCTTCGATGACCATAGCTGGGGATGTAACGGGTACTGCTTTAGCAGGACATGTTATTCAGCAGTATCTCAAAGATTCCTCTGTCACTACTTTGTACCCAGGCAACTCGTATGTAATAACGGATTTTGGTACAACTACACAGTCACTATGGAACATTGCTGCCGGTACGTCTGGGGTTGTTTATAAGCTAGGAGACGCATTCGTTGCAGTATCTGTGACATCTGGCACTGGTGTTGTGAGTCATTATAAATTTGCTCCTACAGCTGGCGATGTCATTGATGAAGGCGATGAGGTCATAACTGCTAAAATACACCAAAGTGTGTATGATTCTGGTTTGAACTCGACCACGATCTATATGGTAGACTACGTGGGTGCATTTGAGAATAAGTTTCAAAATGGCACTATCTACATCAGAACCAGCTTGACTGCCACTAGTGCTTATACATTGAGTATAAATAATGCTAGTACCGATGTAGTTTATGGAAAATACGTAGCCTATACCGGAGATCTACTTCATTACATTGATTTTGATCCTATCACCAGACAAATAGATCGCAAAGAAAAGATAAAATTTATCTTTGACTTTTAAACTGTTAAGGAAAGAGTATAATACATGGGCATTAATACAGACTTAAACGTTGATCCGTACTATGATGACTTTAGCGAGGCAAAACAGTTTAACCGCATTCTGTTTAAGCCCGCCAAGGCAGTACAAGCACGAGAACTGACGCAATTGCAGACGATCCTCCAACAACAGGTAGAACGTTTTGGTGCGAACATCTATAAAGAAGGTACCATCATTAGTGGTATCAACCTTACTGCTCGTGACGATCTTTTCTTTGTAAAATTAAACGATCAAGCTGGATTTGTGAATCCAGCCGTCTATGATCAAGTGACTACAGTTGAAGGTGTTATAACCTCATATACGATCACTGGTCAGACTTCAGGTCTAGTCGCAGAAGTAGTCAAGGGTCAGAATGGCTTCCAAACTCAGAATCCTGATCTAAAAACATTCTACATCAAGTATTTGACCTCGACTCAAGACGGTGACAATGATGTTAAACAGTTTCAGTCAGGCGAGTCACTCGTTGTAACTGATTCATTAGGCGCACAAGTAATCACCGTTACGGCAGCGACTGTTGCTAGTCACGTTGGTCGATCCTTTGGCGTATCTTGTGAAGCTGGAGTTGTCTTCCAAAAAGGACACTTCATATTCGTCGAGAAGCAGTTCATTATTGTATCAAAATACTCTAACATTCCGGGCACAGTGTCAGTTGGTTTTGCGGTAAAAGAGAACCTAATTACATCGAATGGTGATTCTACGTTACTTGATAACGCATCTGGTTTCAACAACGAGAATGCTCCAGGCGCTGATAGACTTCAGTTGGTCCCAACACTCGTATCCTACTCGACTGCAACAGAGCCAACAGAGTTCTTCGCACTCATTCGATATGTAGATGGCAGCCCAGTTCGTATTCGTGATCGTACCGAGTTCAATTCTATCAACTCTGAACTTGCTCGACGTACATACGAAGAATCTGGCAACTACGTAACTCGTGGACTTAATGTCACACTCGAGCAGTCTGGTTTAGATGCTTATGCAGTAGTGTCGCCTGGTAAGGCATACGTCTTTGGTAATGAGATTGTTAACGTATCAAGTAAGCGACTCTTAATCGATCCTACAACTCTTACACAGACCAAGACTAACCAATTTACCGGCGTATCTTACGGTCAGTACTATACGTACAATCACACAACTGGTCAGGCATTGGATACATTCGCAATTGATGGTAGCAGAGTCAGTATCTACAATGGCGCTACCGTGATCGGAACATGTTCTATCGCAAACGTCATCCCGGGTAAACTCTTTGTATATGCAATCGATCGTGTTGCTGGACAAGAGAATGCTATAGCAACTAAGATCGCCAACACGCCACTAACTAATGATGGCATATTATATGGCGTTAATGGCGCAGGTAAGATATTCGATGCAGGCAAATCAAGTCTATCTTCAGTTGCGGCGATATCTTTTGTTCAACGAAAGCGGATCGCAGTTGGAGGTGGGGCGACTCTAACTATTGCGCCTACATCTAACGAACAGCCATTGACAGCAAACATATTTGCGGTTGATGCCGTGAATACTGTTATCGAATG